TAAAATCAAAAGGAGGTAGAAGAGTTGGATTGAGAATTGAATCCGGTGGTGCTGGTGTTATAAGTGAATTTAATGTAGTTGCTGGAACTATTACAGTAGCAGCAGCAACATATAATAGTGGATTTTCAAGTGTTTCTTCAACAATAGTCAACTACCCAAATGATTGGTATAGAATAACATTAACTGCTACTTCAAATACTTCTACTTCATTATTTGTTCAACTTTATTTGGTTAGTAATGTTACAAACTCATCAGTATATACTGGAGATGGAGTATCGGGAATTCATATCTTGGGAGGACAATTAGAAACAAGTTCATCAGCAAGTCCTTACTACCCAACAACAGGAACGGCAAAAAATAGAGGAACCACTTGGACTGATTTGAGTGGTAATGGGAATAATGGAACCCTGACGAATGGACCAACTTATAGTAGTGCGAATGGTGGGTCTTTGGTGTTTGATGGGAGTAATGATCATGCTGTATTAGATTCTGGTTTTCAAGTATCTACAAGTAGTACATATAGTTTTGAAGCATGGATTTATAAAACAGCAACTAACACAAGTAACGCTGCTATGTTGATATCTGGAGGATACGGTGGAGATCGAGATGGAATTCAAATTGCGACCGAAGTTTATGGCTCTACAGATGATATACGAATCTCCTCAGAATATGGCACTGTGACTGCTGTTTATTATAACGGTGTAAGTCAAATTCTTAATGGAGATAGCACAGGAACTGATACAAATTTTAATTTAAATGAATGGCTACATATAGTAGTCACTGGTATAACCGTAAATAGCACCGATGGAGCTGCACATCATATAGGACAAAATAACAATAATACTAATGTATATACTGGAAGAATTTCAAATTTAAAAGTATATGATAGAACACTCACAGCATCAGAAGTCCAACAAAACTTCATAGCAACCCGCAGTAGATTTGGTATATAAATAATACGTCACATCATTCTATATAAACGACATGGACACTGAACAACTCAAAAAGAACTTTGAAGAGCAACTTCTTCAAGTAGAAAAGCAAATTACTGAACTAGAAGCAAACTTAGCAAAAGCAAAAGAATACAGATTAAAAATTCAGGGTGGTCTCGAAACCCTTGCTCTTCTCGAAGACGACGGTAGGCAAGAACCTCCAGCTCCAGAAGCTGAATAACCTCAGATCCCTTCTTGATAAATACAAGAAGGGATTTTTTGTATCAATTTAAATGGCAAAGCCATCTACTAGGCAAGAACTTATTGATTACTGTAAGCGTCAATTAGGTGCTCCAGTTCTTCAGATCAATATTGACGACGATCAAGTTGATGATATCATTGATACTGCTGTTCAGTATTATCAAGAGTATCACTTTGATGGTATTGAGAGAATGTATCTCAAGCACGAATTTACTGAAGAAGATGTAATTCGTTTTAATGAAACTGACGAACTTACTAGCACAGCAGATCCAGATGGATCAGAATGGACCAACAGAAAAAACTTTATTGAAGTTCCTGATCACGTAATCGGTATTCAAAAAGTATTTGGAGTAACTTCTAATTTTGCTAGCAATGATATGTGGGGTTTTAGTAACCAGTATTTCTTGATGGATATTTTTTCATTCTCCGCTGGTTATACGTTTGGTCATTTTGATATGGCAAATTACTATATGATTAAACAGTATTTTGAAACCATTGACATGGTAATTAATACTGGTGCTCTTGTTGAGTATCGCCACAACAGAAGGCAAGATCGTCTTTATATTGATATTGATGTAAAAAGAATCAAAGCTGGTAACTATTTGGTTATTGATTGTTATCGTGCTTTAGATCCAGGAGAATGGTCTCAAGTATATGATGATAGTTTTTTGAAGCGTTACGCTACAGCTCTTATGAAGCGTATGTGGGGACAGAACCTTATTAAGTATAACAATGTTCAACTGCCTGGTGGTGTTACACTAAACGGTCGCCAAATCTGGGAGGATGGCGATGCTGAAGTTAAAGATCTAGAAGCAAGAATGCTTACAGATTACTCCCTACCTCCATTGGATATGATTGGTTGATATGCCTACAAGTCCTTATTTTCCAGATTACTATAGCGGATACTCGGGCGAGCAAAACCTCGTTCAGGATCTTGCCGACGAACAGATTAAACTGTTTGGAACGGATATCTATTATCTACCAAGAACTTTACTCAACGATAATACTTTAGACGATATCATTTATTCAAAATTTGAAGATCAATTTCAGATTGAAATGTATCTTCAGAACGTAGAGGGATT